GTTGAGGATATCAGTACCATTTTCCGTACAACAGTCAAGTATTCCATAATGTATGAAGGGGACTAATGCAAAGTTCCGAGTCATAATAGGTACATCTTCTCCTTTACACTGGAGAGGGATGTAACAGTATGGATCTACATCGTGGGTGATTTGAAACATTGTTGAATTTAAAACAATGAAATCACGAGAACAGAAGTTTTTCCCAGGGGAGGGCGAGAGCCCCCCCGCGGATGTAATTACTTTCCAGATGGTATAGCCAGCCGGATCAGTGACGAAGCCAATATCCTCTCCATTGATAAGTATGCCAGACTCTGCTATAGAAATATTTCTATTATAGCGGTTCTCCAGTGAAAATCTTGTCAGTGCTAGGTTAATAATGCACAAGACAGGAAAGGAGGTAGGGGAGCCCATTAGCTGACCCCAAGTCTGAGACTTCTCTCTAAATTGCCCATGGACTCTCTCCATTTGTATCTTCAACTCCTTTCTTTTCAGGGTTGTGATATTATGATGAATGAGAGTATCTACGTAAAGTTCTGTAATTTCGGGAGACCAATGTCCATTACGAGCGATAATCCTCGCGCATGCTTCAGAGAGCACCGGGTTCAGATTATCGGTAGCGGACTTATAGTCACCAGAAACATAAAATGATTCAGGACTTGGTAGATGCCAGAGTGTTTCATTAAGTACACGTCCATCTATTGGTTGTCCAATGAGGGAGGCGTTCCTAATGCGACGTAGCCACGAGTGTGTGGCTTTCTGGATCCATTTAGATCGAAAATACTTTCCTTCAGGTCCACCTGTTATAACTCTAACCTTAAACTTTTCGGCGAGAGCGACTGGACGACACAGGTTTAGTCTCTCACACATACGCTCAGAGAGGGCATAGGATGCCTCTAGGAGGGGTGTGGGATCTAAAAATTTGTCGTCAAGAATAACAGGCTGATCATTGTCAGGGTAGAGGAATGCATCAGGCCATACGAAGAAGTCGTCCACAATACCCTGTGGTTTCGAAAAACCACTGGGATATAACTTGTGTACAGTTTCAACAATACGACCGAGGCATCCCTTATCCCTGCGAGAGGATAGACAATGGCCAGCAATTGAAGGAGCATACATTCCTTGGCTCTCATACCATCCATCATGAAATAGTTCATTAGTAGTTCGCTCAACTTGATATTTGAGAGAACCGATGGAGGTGTCATATCCAAGCTCCAAAAAACGCTGGTGATCGGTACAGGTGATGGGTAATTCATCAGCAAACTCCTCTAAAGGCCCATAAAAGGGGAGGTTAGAGGGGGTCCTCTCTGCAGTGAGTGCAGAGACTGTTTTCTTTACAGCGTCATCTAAGAGAGTTTTAGAAACTTCGGGAGCTCCCTTCTTTAGTTGGGTCAGGGAGTGACCGAAACAAAGATGGAGTCTTAGATGTCTGATCTGGGGATGTGT